CGAGTACTCTCTCTCTGACTCTGCCGTGATGGCGCTCGATCGAATTGAGCTTCTTTCGCACCTAGAGAGTGTTGTTCAGGTGGTAGAACTGGCATTGCGCCGTTTATTACAGCTCCATCAATTATTTGATTGATCTGTAATTAACACAGTAGTGCTGTTCTACCACCCTGGGCGGTAGTTAACCTTGTCGGGTTAACCTTGCCCAAAATTTGTCCCGCTTCTGGTAGAGAGTGTATGGAAGTCCCCCTCACATAGAAGTAAGGTTGCAGCCCGTCACCGTAAGTAGTCTTGTCGGACTATTAAAGTGAAAAATGCCGGCATCCCTCGCATAATGGAATTGTATTTGACATGATTATGCGCGGTTTCAAGTAAGAATAGTTTGTAGAAACATTCACGTTAGAAGGCCTAACCAGCTGAACCGGTTCGAACACATACAAGATGTGTACTAGGAAGAAGGACGTATACAAGCAGGAGAATATTTTTATGTTGTATATGTAAGGTAAATAAGCAAGGATAAGTACTCAAACAGTCCAGGGCAGACAAAGAAGAAATCGATCTAGGCGGGTAATTTCCCGATGGGATACAGGCATCAAATCCGCTATGTGATGCTTCCGATATCGTCAAGATATGCTATCAAAGACTTTTTGTAACACTAATTTTGCTTCCAAATACCATTAATCGCACAATACTCGATTTGAGGAGGGTCCACCTCGCCGTACTAATACTACGGTTCAGAGAGTAAGAACGTGAGTGACGGGGCTGGTTGTTTAACCTGTCTCTGGTCCAGACCGGTCATATGATGACGGCCTTAACTGGTCGAACGAGGGTCGAGGGTGTGCGAAGCGTGGGGCTGGGAAGTGAAGGGTGTTACCGACGGTGGCTGGTAGTGGCCGAGTGATCTGACACACGTAAGGAGGATAGCAAGAGCTAGCTGCGAGATATGCTAATGTCGCGAACATGTAATAACATGCATAGACATAGAACATAACTTACGGGTATAAGTGAGCGAAACATGTGAAGGCTAGGGTTGGTCAAACGCCGCATGATTTTAAGAGCTTCTTTGAGAGGTTTTGTTGTGGGCCAGTTTCCGAATGGAGACGGGGAGTGGTTCGGGTAAAAACAGCTTATTTACATACATATTAAACGTTAATTTAGAGTTGGGCGTTGTATGATTCCCTTGTCGGGGAACAACAACAACAACAACTAAAACAAACCAATGAATAGTGAACAAATTAATATTAACACTATAGCGGACAAAAATTTATCTCCAAATTATATACTAAAAATAGAAGAATTAAATAAAGATATCGAAAATTTAGATCTGGATCAGGAACAGAGGATTAAACTAATCGACTCATTCCTTAAAGTATTACAGGAACTACCGGGTAGGACACCCCTTAATAACATTCGTGTCACAGGTAATACTATCCTCCCGGACTCAGATCATTTAATAAATCTAGCTGAACGAACTCAACCAAACTTAATCAATATTATGAGAGAAGCGGAGCGTAATGGAAAAACCTTCTTATCACCTAATCTCACAAGGCAGCAGATGTTATCATCGGTAGGAACTGGAACGGCTATGCAAAGCGGCGATTTGGCGCAGACCTTATCTAGTATGGAACAGAAGGCAAATTATGACCGACGGGACGCGAAACTGAATACGACAGTAATCCCAAACCCACATATCGATAAGCGTTTATTGACACGGGACGAATTACGCGAGGTGGTCGCTTGGGCATTAGAGAATCAGAATGCCGACCAACCTTTGCAAATTCCATTCGGTGCAGTACCGGATAGCGCGGTCGAGAAACTAGCTGCGGCCCTTGGCGAAATGACGTACGGCGAAAACAATTACATTGGTCCGGGCAAAAGTGGCGGTCTAGGTGATCTAGAAACGGTCGTCACGACTGTACCGGCCTTGTCTGAAGCTGATGCTCGAGCCCGAGCTCACGATATTGGACTGGCTTACACCCAATCACCTCACGTAGATACTGTATTACCAGCTGCTGGTCGTTATGCGCAAGTTTTTAGACCTTTCTTTCACCGCAGCAATGGACAAAGCAACTATGATAGGTTAAGGCAAGCAGGTGACATTGAACCTAACCCTGGTCCTTTAAACGATTATGATGAAAAGACGGCGGAGAAGTTGGCCAAGCTAGCTGATAATCCTCTTGCGGCGACGAGCAACTTAAATAACCAAAATGGCAATTTGCGAGTGATGGACTTTTCGTGGTACGATAAACGGGGTGCTTCCTCTGCACGCTGGACCTTTGACAACATATCGGATTCTGTGATGCACGACAACTTGATGATAAACTTGGCATCAATCACTAATTCGGACGTAGTCGGCGGCAACACTGCGGCATCTGCTCAAATGTGCACTTATGTAGTAAATAATCGTTTTGTGAAAGCTACTTTGACGGCGGGTAAGTTAGGGGCAGGTTTAAACGTAGGGCTGTCGGTTATTGATAGTTTTATGGCAATGCAGCGAACGGCAACTAACATAGTGAATGGAGAAGCGCAATTAGCAATGTGGAGTAGGATGGTTTTTACTGATTATGGTTGTTACCTAGGTATGGCGAAATTACTCTGCTATGAGGCTACCCGAATGCCGTTGCATGGATGTCCAACAAATATGTATCGACAGGATTGTCAGTTACGGAATGATCCCGCCGCTGACAAAGGCGCTAATGATTGGCAATACCCAAACACGGATGGAAACGATCCTTTGGTGCCGGCGGCTGTGAACGCTTATTTTTGTACGGCACGCACTGCTGCTCAAATTTTGTTGGGTAATGCTGTGCTACCGGTCGGTTTCACTTTTGATGCAGATACTACTGCTTGGGTTGTGGTCAACAAGGGTACACCTTTTCGCGTTAACACTTATGCTACCCTCTGTCACTTAGAATTCCCTTACGGGCAAGCGATTCAACAGATGCAGAATGTCTCTTTTTCACCTGGTAATGGTATACCTAACGTCATCAACGCAAATAGTAGAGATTTTTTAACCAGAACATTGGTACGCGGGCCTAAATATAACGTAATGTATGTCTTAACGTACGATGAGAACACTTTTTTTATCGATGATGGGGTGGGTAATGCTACTGCTATAGCTCAGTGGTTTGGTGTTGGTGTTGTACCACCGGCCACTGATATATCCATTGACCTGATGACCTACCTGCGACAACAAATTAATGCTAGTGTGGATGGTAAAGGAACTCGCGACTTCCAGGAAACTTTTAACTACTTTGCGAAATGGATGGATGCCTCAGACTGGAGAGCAGCTTGCTTATTAGCGAGTAATATCATAAACTGTTACGGTTCAAACACGTGGCAGTTAACTGCTGTGGCAGGTAATTCTGTCGGCGTTGCTTATAACGGTACGGTCCCTCCTACTGTTGATGCTAGCGTTAACGCGGTCACGAGGAATCTGGCGTTGTTAAATGCTGCGAACCTGAGTAACCTGCAAACGTTACTGAATGGTTTACCTGTGTGGACCGGTTTTGGTTTCCCGTCATCGTTTTCGCCTGGTAATGCCTCTGCATTAGGAACAGGAATACCCGCACCCCGAACTAGGACTAATATAAATTGTTTTGTTCAGGACACACCTTGGATAACTAAATACGGATTGGCAATGGATATGTTAACCAAGGACGTTATGACAAGCCCAGCACATACAATGGTGACTAAGGCCAAAATGAACAATATTTTTTTCGCGATGCGCTCAATGTCAGAATTGCAGATCGAGTGTTTCCATAATCTTGTACAAAGACTGGGTGTGCGTATAGTAGACATGATTTCCCCAAATACACCACGGGTTGTGGATAGGCGCTTACAAGTTCAAAAGCAGATATATGCTAGTATGGCCGACATGCACGAAAAGCTTCTCGGTTACAGAGCTTTTTCACCTCAGCAGTGGAATGATATGACGGAACCGGTTCAACCAGTTGGTCTTGCTGGATATTGGGATTGGGGTTCGGTTCGGAATGCACCAATATACGTATTCAACCACTTTGTTAACTGTTGCGATAAGCGTGAAGAAAAGTTCTATCCTGAGATCAGGGTTAAATATTGTATGGATAGGGAGTATTTCTCACCATATTTTAAACCGGCCGGTGGTATGCAGAATCAGAACTTTGTTGGCATAGTTCAAGGCGGCAATGCGTCAATAAAATTGAGCTGGGGTCTCACTGCTAAAGGAAAAAAGGAGGAGCCAGAAAAACAAACTCAGGGTGATGTGGTGAAGGTAATATATGCTGCATCCAAGCATATTGGATTGATCAATCCTAACTGCCTCAATGATGCCGGAAATTTTTTCCTAGTAGGTGAAGACGGTACATTGCCCGAGATAGAGCGTACGTCAATTACATCGAACTATTGTTTCCTGCGCTGGACGTCTCCCCAATCTACATCTGATATATGGCGACAAAAGGCTCGCGGTTGGCTGCTATGGACAATGCCTACACTCCCTCCAGAAATAGACTGGACCAATGGACAGAATATGACAATCGGTTGTTCCGGTCAGCAGAACTATACGAGTGAACGATCCGGTTTTGACTTCTCGGGTTACGGTTCATCAAACTTCGCGATCATCCAAAACCAGGTTGGTCTGGACGGACTACTCGACAAGAGTAGTAAGTATGATTTTTAGATAAGCCAGGACCCCTAGCCGACCTTAAGCGTCTAGAAAAGGGTATCGAACCGGTACGCTTTGATGATGTGAAACCTCCTTGGTTGGGCAAAAAGGGGAATTTGGGGGTGATCACTTGGTCAGAAAATTATACCAGGCTAAGTGATTGGAGCAAAGGACGAGTGCGATTCCATATGAACGGTGAAACGATGACAAAATTAGAGGATCCAACGAAGACAATCTGTTGGCACTTTTACAAGCGTGCTTTAGAAAACAGCGGTAACGCTGATTTAATAAGTAAGTATAATTTAGACCACGTTGTAAATGACCCAGTATCTAGTAAAAAATTGAGTGAATACATGAAAAAGAAAGGTACTGTAGCTGATAGAAGGTGGCGCTATCTTGTTGATCTGCATAGACTAAATGATTATTTACCTTACCCAGAGGAAGCAGATTTTCTTGATACGATCAAAGATTGGGTCAATCGAAAGGTTGTTCATACGTGGAACGGTGACGAGGAAAAGTGGTATCAGATTTTTCGTGAAGAATGTCGATCGGTGATAAGGCGTAGTGGTCGAGTACCTGACTCAGTACCATCAGTTGACGATTTCATTAATAATGGTGATATGTGGTGTACATCTGGGAGTGGTTTTGAACCGGATGTTGGTAAATTAAAAATTTTCGATAAAGATAAGAAAGAGGAATACGAGGTGAAGAAAAACAAATGGAGTGTACGGTGGACAATGTCGCGATACAAAACTAAACGGTTAATGTTCAAAAAAAGAGTCCAGATATGTAAGGCAGTTTCAAAAAGTGAACCTGGTAAGGTGCGTGCGGTTATAAGTTCCGACTTGAGTTTGTATTTAAAAATGAGCTATGTATCCTTATGGTTGGATCAGTACTTCGCAGGGCGAACGGATTCAACTTTATGGATGAATAAGAATGATAAATTTGACCTATGGCAAAAGATGGCTTATGATGGAACATGGAGAATGCCTTTAGACCAGTCGGAGTTCGACAAAAACGTAACCCAGCGGCAAGTGATAATAATGTTGGAAGAGCTAAAAAATGTGATGATAGACTACAAGGCTAACCCGGTAATTATAGAACTGACGGACCTGATAATATATGCACTAAGTGGTGGGTACGTAATAGTAGGAGGTGAAAAAATCCCAATCCTGAACGGAATACTTTCCGGGTGGCGATGGACCGCTTTTTTAGACACGCTTGTTAACCTGATCGAGGTAAATATGGCTAAAAGATGGGTGGAAAGCAACTCGAACATACAAGTACTCATCAAGGATCTATGTGCTCAAGGAGACGATGATTGGTTCAAATTCTCAGATCGTAAAAGTGCTATAGCCATATGGTTAGGCTACGAGAGTTTTAACCTGCAGGTGAACCCGGGTAAGTTCTTTTTAGATACGATTCGAGACGAATTCTTACGACGCGTGATGGACAATAGAATTATAACAGGGTACCCGGCGCGATCCGTAACCGGAATATGCTTCCGCAACCCACTATCTGAACGTGAGGCTGTGGGTATGGATCTAATACGAAACAACATGACGAGGTGGAAACTACTGGCTGAACGTTTAGATGTCTCTTTTCGCGATACGTGGTTTGAGCGTAAATGGAACCAAGACTGCAGGCAGGCTATTAAAGGTGCTAAATCTAATGAACTTACGAACATATTGCGTATGCCTGTGCTACTTGGTGGTCTCGGACTGGACGGCGGTTATTGGCAATCGGGTATAACGTATAGTAATAGTATTTTGGAACCTGATAGCATTGAGATTGATGGTAGTGGTTTTGCTGAATGGTCAAAATTTGCTGAGGGATATGGTGTTACTGATAGATCCGCCAATCGTTTTGCAGTGTCAACGCTGGACTTGGGTGGTAAGTATAAAATTCCATCGTGGGTAAAATACATAATCGCTGACCCACCTATCGACGGTTATGATTCCGGGTTGGATTATTCACGCCACGGGGCCATAGCGATAGGCGAAAATACTCGACATGGTGCTTACAGACATAACATACGCTGGTTCAAAAATATGCTCGATGCAAAAAGTATAGCAACCTGGAGCAAAGT